CACCTCACGGCGCTCCATGCAGATGTCATACATATCCTGCTTGCAGGCAGTGCGATCACCCAAGTCTTCGAGCCATTCGGCATACTCGGCCTTGCCCACCTTGGTGCGTTTATCAACCGCTGGCTCAATGGCGAACTCGTCAAAGAACTTGTGATGCTCCAAGAACACGGTGTGCTGCACCCTGCCTTCAAGCAGCGCGGGTGAGTTGTTGAACACTTGGTTCTTCCAAGTGTATGGGCACCTAGCTATCGAGCTGAGATCGTGAGATCGCCACGCAGGGATCGAATCGTAAGTGGGGTAGTCGAGGTCTTCGTAGATACCTACTTTGAAATCCATCTTGTTCTCCTAAAAAAGGCTCAGTCTTCGGGCACACGGACTGAGCAACGTGCAGGAGAGAGGTTGTGTGGTCTCTCGGCCCTGAAAGATCCCGCCTTCTGGCTCAGCGGACGGGAACGCTGTTGGAGGGTCGTGATGGAACCCTTAGCCAAGACCAAATCCTATCAGCAAACCAACGCCAAATGCTCCTATCACAGCATATGAGGTGAAGGTTGGCAATCTGGCCGATTCAGCCAGTTTGCGCGGACTCACAGCGATTCCAGACGCTTAATCTCAGCGTCGATGTAAAACTTGATCTTCTTTGCATCGCGTAGCCGATCACTGTGAGATGCTTGTCCGTAGCGGTAGGTGCCACGAAATATCTCGCCCATCTGAGCATTCATGTCCTTGAACGAGATCAGGTCTTGCAGCTCCGTAGCTCCCTCTGGCAGCTCGTAATACGAAGCCGTGCTGCCATCGCTCACACTTACCGCTGGTGGTGACGCTGTCGCAACCACTGGCGCTATCTCTTCTAAACGCTTTTCAAGCGCCTTTGGTTTCTCTTGACAGAACTCTTGCTTGATTGACCATGCCGTGCCGTAACTACACTTTGCCCACTCAGCCGCCTGATTCGTTGTCGCGTCGGGATTATCCTTGAAGAACCTACGCAGCTTCGCTGATTTTGTTTCATTAGCCATGTCGCCTCCCTAGAACGGTATATCGTCTTCAAAGTCATCGTCTGCCAAGGCAGGCGCTTCTTCTTGCTTCGGCGCTTCCGCCGCTGGTGCAGGCTTGCCTTTGCCCTTCGCCATCGCTGCTTGCAGCTCAAAGCATGGATCGATTTGTTCTTTACCCGGTTCATCGCACCCACCGATCTGCCATTGCATGAATCGGGGCAACCCCTCGAAGATGTCGCAGGCTTTCTTGCTGGCTTCATCTGACTCGCCAGAGAACTCGCGGCAGTAGTCTTCCAGATCGAAAACCACCTGTTCGTTGACCGTCGCGGCTTTCTTCGCACCACCGTCAGCGCAGAAGACACCGACTACCTTGGCGTTACCGCCGCTGGTTAAACCAACATCGACCTTGCAAGTCGTGCCCAAGATTTTGGTCAGGTCAAACGACTTCAGCTCTTCCTCGGTGAACGATTTGTTGCGCCATGCCTGCAAGTGCTGACGCAGCTTGGCCCGTTCATTCAGGGACAGCGTGTACTGGCAATTGATCGACATGGGCCGGTCATCGTCCATACGCAGGTCTGACAGTTCCCAGAAGATGAATACATTGTGGCGCTTATTCACTTCGCCTTGGTACTCGTTCATTGTGGTACCAGCGTCAACCAGCTTGTAACAAATTGCGTTGTGAGTGCCCACTGGGACTTGCTCGAAGTCTCCACCGCCACCACCTGATGCTATGATTCCCATCGCGTTTTCCTTGTGTAATTGCAAAAAGGTGTACTATTATGCACATCTTGGAAAACGTGATGCAAGGAAAAATTACATGGGATTGAAAATAACCGACGGCAATCAGAAGGATTTCAGCAGGCCATTGAGCGGTGACATCCGCGCTGACTTCGAGTCTTTCTTAGCCGAGAACGGTATGAAGCCAGACAAAGATCTGGTGGTGGGCGGTGACATTGGCAGGGCTTACATGGACGTTAACGGCAGGCAGAAGCTGGTCGGTTGGTATCAGGTATGGCTCGATCAAGAGGTGCCTTTCGGTCGGTGCGGTGACCGCACGATCAGCAACGACGAGCCGATAGCAAAGTGGAAGCCTGAGAACTCCGAGCGCCACCAGATGACGCCAGAGCAGCGGGAACAGATCAAACAGCTAAGTGAGCAAGCTGCAAGAGAAAAAGAAGAGCGCCAAGCCAAGGCTGCTCAACGAGCCAAGGAGCTGTGGGACAGCTACCCAGAAGCCACAGACGATAACCCATACCTAGAACGCAAGGGCGTGACCAACCACGGTCTGCGGCAAGACGGCGACAGATTGGTCATACCAGTGCTCGATGCCAAGCTGAAGATCGCAGGACTCCAGTACATCGATGACGCAGGCGGTAAGAAGTTCTTGCCCGGCACCAAGAAGAAGGGATCTTTCTTTGTCATTGACCCCGGCTCAATGCGTCAAGCGCACACCATCAACTACGTCGAAGGCTACGCAACAGGGGCCAGTTACTTTGCCGACTTGGGGCAACCCGTCGTGGTTTGTTTCGATGCCTTTAACTTATCTCCAGTCGCGGAAACCATCAGCGGCTACTTCCCACAAGCCAAGCACGTCTTCATTGCAGACTTCGATGACTCAAAGACGGGTGAGCAAGAGGCGATCAAAGCCGCGCAGGTAGTGAGGCGTATCGGCGCTCAAGCCGAGGTGTTGATGCCGCAGAGCAAGGGCGACTACAACGACCACGCCATCGTAGGTGAGTTGATGCCTGAGCTGAACCATGTGGAGGTGCCAGCAGAGGTCGAGTGGAGTAAGTCGGAAAAGGGACGGCTGCTCAACGTCAAAGAGAATGTTAGGGCAGTGCTTGAGATCAACCAGATTGATTTGAGGTACAACGCCATCAAAAAGGATCTGGAAATTCTTATACCACACCAAGATTTCGTCGCTGATTTGAAAAAGGATGCGTCGTTGGTCGAGGTAGAGAATCGGTGCCGCCATCTGGGTGTGCCAGCAACCAACGTGAAAGACTATCTCAAGCTCTTGGCACGGGAGTACAACCCAGTGCGGGAGTGGATGGAGAGCAAGCCGTGGGATGGTAGAAGCAGGTTACAAGAGTTTCTGGACACCATCACCAGCAGCAACGAGCCACTTAAAGAGATGCTGATGACGAAGTGGCTGGTTTCCTGCGTAGCAGCAGCATGTGAGCCGAATGGCGTGGCACTGGAGGGCATACTGGTGTTCCAAGGGGCGCAGGGACTGGGCAAGACGCTGTGGTTTAAGCGCCTATGCGACTACGAGAACGGCTGGTTGTTGGAAGGTGCAACGCTCAACCCCAGCGACAAGGACAGCGTGAAGCAGGCAGTGAGCCACTGGATTGTGGAGCTGGGTGAGATCGAATCCACCTTCAAGAAGAGCGACATCGACCAGCTCAAAGCGTTTGTCACCAAGAAGAACGACGAGCTGCGCCTACCTTATGACCGCGCCAGCACAACCTACCAGCGCCGCACGGCCTTCTACGCCTCGGTCAACGCCCGTGAGTTTTTGACCGATACCAGCGGCAACCGACGATTCTGGGTGGTGCCTGTGACCGCCATTAACGCAAACCACGGGATCGATATGCAGCAGCTTTGGGCCGAGGTCAAAGAGACGCTGTACACGAACACCGACTGGTACTTAAACCATGAGCAGCGAGAGATGTTGCAGGACTCGAATGAATACTATCGCACCCAGTCGAGCGTCGAAGACCTGATCCTTGAGCACGTCCATTTCACCAGCACCCAGACCAAGCCAGTGCAGATGACAAAGCTGCTGAGAGACCTCGGAATAAGCCAGCCAAGGATGCCTGACATCAAAGATGCGAGCAGGGTATTAGCAGCCCACGGGCTGGAACCGCGCAAGAGTAACGGTAAAAAAGTGTACGACTTGGACTACACAAAGGTAGAAGTCGGCAATGCCGACAAATTTAGTGGCACTTGGAGCAAAGAGTTTTAAGGGTACCCTGAAAGGTGCCCTGCTTGCACTTGGTGTAAGTGATTGATTTGTATGTAGTTATTAACAGGGTAGGGTAGGGTACTACTATTTAATAATAATAATAATAATAGTATATAGCCTATAGGCAGTAGGGAATACGGGTATAGGTTTTTCAAAAAGTTTGAGACGCTGTACCCTCACCCTCGTACCCTGACGGTTGTGGAGAGCGAGATGAAAAAGTTTGAGTGGGACGATGACGCGAGCGAAGATGAGAACTTCAGGCAGTGGGCTATGATGAATGCAGATGAACGCGAGAGCGTAGGGCAAGCGCCTCTTTCGGAGAAAGAGGCGTGGGGGTTGTTCAACGAGCTGAAGGAGAGCGGATGGCTGACGATGTAAAACGCAAGCCGGGTAGACCGAGGAAAGAGCGCAAGGAGTTGGTGGAGACACCAAAGGCTTTCCTTGCAGATGAAGAGGCTGGCATCACAGACATGCAAGCGGCTTTCGTGTGGCACTACACGGAAGGCGCGTGTGGGCAAACGGAAGCA